TTAACGCCATCTGAAATTAGCAGGGAAGTGAAGGATCATATCAGCGACCGCAAGCCCGTGTACTGCGATGCTGCAGAACCGAAATCTATTGAGGAACTTTACAGGGGCGGTATCAACGCACAAACTGCGAACAAAGAAGTATGGGCAGGAATATTGAAAGTGAAATCATACCCTCTATTTGTACATAAGGATAGCAAAGACATCATTCGTGAACTGCAATCCTACAAATGGCGAAAGGATAAAAATGATAATGTAATTGATGAGCCTGTGAAAGAATCAGATGATGCGCTTGATGCAATGCGCTATGCCATATTCACCCACCTACATAAGCCGGCCTTTAAGGTAGCCGTATGGTAAGGGTTTTCGGTGTAATTTTGTATAAATCATTTTAATATGGGTTTATTCGATTTCCTCAATCGCAAGGCAGCACCTGTCAAGATGCCTGTGCAGGTATCTGTTGAACGTGGACTCCTTACATGGGATGGGCAAAACCAATCAGAATTAGTTAGGGATAGTTACATAGGCAATGATTTAGTATATGCCATCATTACGCTGATTACCCAAAAAGCAAAGGTTGCGCCGTGGTTTGTGTATAGGGTTAAGAACAAAGCAGCACAGAAGCGCTACATGGCAAAGATGCAGCAACCGGATGCGATTACTGACTATGCCAAACTGAAAGAACTCAAAGAGGAAGCATTCGAAATATACGAAGGCGATAGCAGGCTAAATGAATTACTGAAATACCCGAATAGCGAAGATACATGGAGCGATATCATAGAGCAATGGGTAGGGTTTAAGAAGATAACAGGCAACGCTTTCATGTATGCAAAGCAGGTCGGGGAGGAATCAGTAAACAGGGGCAAGCCGTTAGAACTTTACATGCTGCCATCCCAATACATGGCAATCAAAGTGGATATTGAACAATTCCCACCTAAGAAGGTAGCCTATCAGTTGTACTATGGGCAGTATATCCCGTTCAATACAATAGAGATACTGCATGACAAATACTTCAACCCCGAATGGAATGCGACCGGCGGGCAGTTGTACGGATTATCACCGCTTAGGGCAGCATCTAAGGTGCTGACACGTTCTAATGCAAGTAAAGAGGCATCTGTAGCGATGTTCGATAATATGGGGCCGTTAGGCGTTTTATACATGGATGACCAGAGGTTTGACCCGATAGCCGGAGAAAGCCAAGCACAGGCACTCAAGATGCAAATATCAGCCAACACCGGAGCGAATAAGCACGGCAGCGCAGCCGTATCGGGTTACAAAGTAGGATGGGCGCAGATAGGACTTCCTGCAAAGGACTTGCAATTAATCGAAGCAGAGAAATGGGATAAAGAGGCACTATGCTCAATCTATGGAGTACCTCCGGTGTTACTGGGTAATACCGATGCTGCAACGTACAATAACATGAAGGAAGCGGAGAAATCACTAACCGTTCGGGCGGTGTTACCCGAACTAACTGCTATTCGTGATAACATCAACCGCAAGATGCAGACCGATTGGGGGTATAAGGGTAGCGATATATTCGTTGACTTTGACATGAGTATTTACTCCGAACTTGAAGCCAACAGAGCAGAGCAAAGTACCTGGCTGAATACTGCGTGGTGGTTAACACCGGAACAGAAACTAAAGATACAAGGACTTGCCCCCGATCCGAATGTACCGATTGAAGATTATCAAAAGTTGTATATTCCGCAAGGTTTGACACCCGTTGATGATTTCACTAACCTGCCTTTGAATGTACCGCCAACTTTATAACGCATATCGCAAGAGATACAGGGTGCTTATCAAGCGTGAACTTGACCGCCAATGTATGGCACTACTCAAAGGCGAGCAACCGGATGAGGAAAAGCTAAAGCAGCATATCCGCAAACTGCACAACGATGCCGGGATAACGATGGCGAAGTATAACTATGATAAGATACGCAAGTCGGCAGGTATCAAGGATTCCATGACACCTGAACAAAGATGGGCGGCGGTTATAAAACTATTTTTAGAACAAGGGTTAACTAATTTAGTTAACGGCATTACATCTACTACCAAGGAAACTATCCGCAAAGTATTGATACAGGGTATGCAGGAAGGATGGAGTATTATCCAAATGATGAAGGAGATTGAGAAATTAGGTATCAATGTTTACCGCGCTGAACTGATTGCACGTACCGAAACAACACGGGCTGCCAATCAGGGTGCAATGCTCGGGGCGGTATCAACTGGGTTACTAACCGTTAAAGAATGGATAGCAATAACGGATGATAGAACACGTAGAATACCCCGCAATGATTATGACCATTTGCACATGGATGGAAAGACAACACGAATTGATGAACCGTTTACCGTACCCGGTTTACGCAGCATAGATATTATGGAGTTCCCCGGAGACCCGAATGGCAGCGCAGGCAATGTGTGTAATTGTAGGTGTACCGTAGGATTTGAAGTAGTTAGAGATAGCAATGGAAAACCTGTAGATATACAAGGTGGGTTACGTGGGCCAGCAGGCGACATGTTGAACCTATGGAATAACACCTTATTTTTGCAATTACAAACTTTGATAAATGAAGCATTACCAAGTTAAAGATATTAGCAACGGCATAGAGGATATGGATATTCGTTCACGTAACGTGAAAACCGTTTGGGCTATGTGTGGCAATGTGGATTTGGATAACGATGTGATAGTACCCGAAGCATTTACAAAGACTATACAGGAACGTGGGCCGATTGGTAAGAATCTGATATGGTCATTAGTTGATCATAAGAGTAGCATGAAGTACGCACTTGGTAAGCCGAAAGAATTATACGTAGAAGGTAATGCACTTATTGCCGTTACTGAAATTATAGAAACGGAAATGGGTGAAGATATGCTGAAATTATATGAGGCTAATCTAATCAATCAGCACTCAATCGGTTTTAGCACAATCAAATCCGAAATGGATAATTCTACAGGCATCCGCACAATCAAAGAATTGATGCTCTATGAAGGTAGTGCGGTATTATGGGCAGCCAACCCCGAAACGCCTACGTTAGCAATGTACAAAGGAATGGAACAAGCAGAGGTACAGGAAACGCTGAACGGCAGATTAGAAAAACTACTAAAGGCGTTCAAGCATGGCACATTTACAGATGAAACTTTCTCCTTATTGGAGATAGAAATAAAGCAAATACAAAAAGCAATTTCAGACATTACCACTCAACCCGCAGCGAACGCAGTCGAGCCGGATACGAATGCAATAGTATTTGAAGCACTCAAACAATTTAATCACTCGTTAAAATCATTCAAATGACAAACGAACAAATCGCTGCGGAGGTAAAATCCATTGGAGATAATCTTACGCAAGTATTGGCAAATTCTGCCAACGCAAAAACTGATGCGGCTGATGCCAAATTAGTAGTTACCGAACTTAAAAGCAAATTAGATTCAGTAGTTACACCTGCTGACCTTGCCGAGTTCAAAGGAGTTATGCAAAATCAATTTGATGCCCTTACCATTAAGGTAAAAGCCGGCAATCCTGAGTCTGCAAAGAGTTTCAACGAAGTATTATCCGAGAAGTTAGAAGGCCGTAACATCGAAGCCGAAATCAAAAAGAATGGCCGTGTTCTGATTGAAATGCCCGAGGTAAAGACTATCACTTTGGCTACTAACCTTTCCGGTGATTCAGTTGCTACTTACAATAGCCGCCAAGCTACCCAACCTGCGCAGTTGGTAAATATGCGTGATTTCGTGCCTACCGTTCAAAGCCCTACAGGTTTGTATGTAACCTATCGTGAGGCTACTGGTAATGCGAACAACATCGCTGCACAACTTGAAGGTTCACTCAAGCAAGAGAATAACTATTCTTTAACTGAAGTAAAGACTGTTAATCAGTTCATCGCCGGATTCAGCAAGTTTAGCCGCCAGATGCTTGCATCTTTGCCTTTCATGAGCCAGACGCTTCCACGTTTGTTGACTCGTGATTTCTTTAAGGCAGAGAATAGTTCTTTCTTCTCTACCGTATCGGCTGCCTCTACTGGTGTTACTACCACTTCTGCTTCTACCAACCTCGGAGATTTGATTCAGTTGATTGGTAATCAGCGTGCTGCTGATTTCAGTCCTTCTGTAATCTTCGTGAGCAATGCTACTTATAGCACTTTGCTGATTGAATCTTTCACCAACGGTTATTACTTAGGTGCAGGTTCTTTAGGTATCGGTGCTAACGGTGCTTTGAATCTTGTTGGCGTGCCTATCGTTGGCGTTAACTGGATTCCTGCAAGCCGTGCGTTGGTACTTGACAACTCATTTATTGAGCGTGTAGAGGTTAACGGTTTGAACATTGAGTTATCTTACGAAGATCAAAACAACTTCGTAACTAACATGGTTACTGCAAGAATCGAATGTTATGAGGCTATCAACTTGATGCTTCCTAACTCTTCTATTTACGCTACTATCTAAATTTAGTGGGGAGGGGTTAAAATCCTTCCCCATTATTTTTTCCCCATGAAACATATTTCTAAGCGTGAGCGAATACACCCAACCAAAAAGACTACGCATATTGTGGCACGTACAGAGTTACTTGCCAATGGCAAAATCTGGATCAGAATGGAACGCCCACGACATCAACAAGTGGTTGATGAGCAGAGGCCACCGGGTAAAGGTGATGACCTCAAAGATGAACAATGAGAACTACGAATACGATGGAATCCATGTATTCAATAGAAGCAACGATTGGTACTTCCATCATGAATGGGCTGATATAATCTTCACACAATTAGATTTTGCAGGCGATGTTGCTATTGACTGCAAAAGCACAAAGAAACCTGCCGTTTGGTTTGCACATAATACTTTCATGTACTCATCCGTACGTACGCACAGGGAGTTGAATGTAGTGTATAATTCGTACTGGAATAGTGAGGAATGTAAGTATGCTAACAACGGATTCGTATTGCAACCACCTGTTGACATCAACCATTACAGGGGTGAGAAAGGCAATAAGATAACCCTAATTAATCTCAATCACAACAAAGGTGCTGAAATGTTCTACCGGATTGCAGAGGCGATGCCGGATAAGCAGTTCTTAGCCATACAGGGCGGGTACGGACAACAGATATACAAAGAGTTACCGAATGTTGAATACATGGCTAATCAGTCAGATATACGTATCGCATATCGCAAAACGAAAATACTACTCATGCCATCCCACTACGAATCATGGGGGCGAACGGCTACCGAAGCAATGGCATCGGGTATTCCGGTTATTTGTACTAATCTACCGGGGCTGCGTGAGAATTGTGGAGATGCTGCAACCTACTGCAAACAGGATAGATTAGATGAGTGGGTGCAGGCCATACGAAATGTGGAGGAAAACTACGAAATTTGCAGTAATAAGGCATTTGATAGGGCAAATGAATTGCAGCCGGAAAACAATCTAATAAAATTCGAGCAATGGGTAACTACTCTTACATAATTGATTCTAACATCACGGAGGTAAGCTATGCCGAACCGGTAACGCTTGCAGAGGCGAAATTATACATTCGTGTTTCTCACACCTCTGAAGATGCGCAAATATCCGAAATGATACGAAGCGCACGAATGATAATTGAGAAAGCTACCGGGCTATCCCTTATCACTAAGCAGGCCGAAGTATGGTTCTGCAATAAAGGGGGATGGTTTCAGTTTCCACACGGGCCGATTACTTCATCTATTACTCTGTACGATGTAACCTCCGGTACCGAATTAACCGATAAAACTATCATGGGCGGTAAGCATCCGGTAATTACCTTTCCTGCTATTGACAAAATGCGGGCGGTGTATAATGTTGGATTCACCGCACTACCCAACCCATTGAAAACGGCAATACTTGACCAGGTGAATCACTTGTACGAGAATAGAGGGGCGTTCGATGAAACGATGGGCGTATGCCAGAAAGCATGGCGCACTTGTCAGATGTACACTAAAACCTCACCTGTATTATGAGAATAAAAGGAAATAGCCCAAAGTTCCTATCGGCTGAATTACTCATTGAGCCGATGGTATTAATGGAGCCTACAACCACAACCGATAGTGAGGGGGGTTTTACGGTTACCTATGCGGCAGGCAGTACGATTTGGGGTATGTATGTACCGCTCGGGCAAGACCGACAACTATTATCAGCGGAGGTAACTTTCACCGATTCGGCAAGGGTGTATATCCGCTACCCCCTCACTTTCGACAATACGTATAAGATACAGATTAATGGGTTGGATTATACAATCCATTCGATTACAGATATTGAGAATAGAAAGGAGTATTACGAAATCACAATATTTAGATAATGGCAGGGTTTGCATTAAACATATCAGGAATACCAGAGTTGCAGAATGCAATTAACCGAATTAATACAAATGCAACAACCGGATTAAGTAATGAATTAGCAGCAAGTGCATTGGCTATACAAAAGAACGCAAAACGAAATGCACCCGGTAATTTTGGCAAATTAAAACAATCAATTAATATCGATATAAGTAACGATTTATTTAAGTCAGTATTTAGTACGGTAGGCTATGCACCATATGTTGAATTTGGTACTAAAAAGAAAGTATTTAAGATTAAAGGAGGGGGGCAGGTAGCATCTGAATATCACGCCTTTGCAGCACAATATAAAGGGAAAGGCACTGGGGATTATTACGATTTCTTACAGGCTATACTTTTATGGGTTAAGAGAAAAAAGTTAGCGCAAAGAACAAATGCAGCAACAGGCAGAAGAAGTACAAGAAAATCAGATTTGATAAAAACTGCCGAAGCAATAGCATGGCACATCATTAAAAACGGTGTAAACGCACAACCATTTATGCTGCCTGCGTATGAGAAAGAGAAACCTAAGTTACTGAGAAGATTAAGAAGATTATTCACATGATAATGAAAAACCCCGCCATACCGATAAAACAATGGTTAGTTGCCAGGCTACAGGCATACGCCTACATAGATGTTTACGATGGCATGACCCCAACGGATGCGGATGGGGAGTATATTGTTATCAGTTCTCGAACTGCGAACCAGGGCGAAGGGAAAGACTGCTTTCAGTTTGAGGTATCGGCTAACGTGGATATAGTAACTAAGGGCAGCAATTTCGGATTCAAAAGGGCAGAGCAAATAGCAGAGTTGGTTGTAGGCGGTATCAATTCAGACACGGTGGTAACCTTACCTGTAGGGTGGGATTGTAAAAACGTGGTATGTGAATCAATCAACAACTTAGAGGACTTAGACCCCTTTGAGAATACTTTTCGTGTAATAATTCGTTATACCTTTGTAATCACTCAAACAATATAAAATGGCATACACTTTCGTAAACGGCAGAGATATAATTCTGCAAATTGACTGGGA